AGGCATCTATCTGCGCAAAGCGTTTCCGGATAGTTGGGAGACAGAAATACTTAGCTACAACATGCAGTTTCTTGACCCGCCGCTACCGCTGCCAGAAGTTAACGTAGTTGCAAAGCAAGTTGGCAAAAAAGATTACTCTTACAAATGTTCTGACGCGCCTATAAACGCTCATTGCAATAAAGAACTATGCCAAACCATGAAGTATGGCATAGGGGCCGCGGCTCAAAGCGCCGCAATCGGTAACCTGCGTAAATACAATTCTACACCGCCCGTGTGGTTTATGGATGTAAACAGTGAACCGGTCGAATTAGATACAGACGCTCTTATGAACCAGACCCTGTTTCAAAAAGCCTGCATGGAGCAGATTAACTTCATGCCACGGAGCGTAGCCAAGGTGCAATGGGAAGCCCGCATAGGAACTATGATGCGAGAAATGGCAGAAAACCAAAGCGCAATTATTGAAGTGTCCGCTGATGCCTCGGTGGGCGGTCAGTTCTATGACTTCCTAGAAGAGTTCTGTAGCCACATGCAACAGGCCAAAGACAGGGAAGAGATACTACTTCGCCGTCCGTGGACGGATGAGGAAGGGCAGTATACTTACTTTAGGCTCAAGGACTTTGAAGGGTTTTTAAAGAAGAACAAGTTCTTTGAATATAAGTCCCACAAGATTGCCCAGCGTCTGCGCGAGGTGACCGGAGAAAGCTGCTTACTTAAAATAAAAGGTCGAGTAGTGCGCCTATGGAAGGTGCCAGCATTTGAAAACGGTGATATAGAATTGTCAACGCCCGACTTTAAGACAGAGGAGAGCCCGTTTTGAAAGAGCTTAGAAACAAAGAAATTGTCCGACTTATTGACGAACAAAAGGTAACTAAAACAGCAATAGCTAAATGGTTTGGAATTACCAAACAACGTGTCCATCAAATATACCTTCGGGAGACAGGTAATGTATCGAATATTCGGACCCCCGGGAACGGGGAAGACAACGACGCTACTCAATAAGGTAGACGATGCTCTCCGGAGCGGCGTTCAACCAACAAAAATTGCGTTTCTTGCATTCACCCGAAAAGCCGCTGAAGAAGCCAGAGAACGTGCCGCAAGCCGCTTTAATCTGGACCCCAAAAAGGACCTGTACTTCTTTCGCACATTGCACAGTCTGGCTTTAAATCTGTCCGACATTAGCCCCGCACAAGTAATGCAGCACTCTCACTACGAAGAAATCTCCAATGCCGCAGGAATAAGGCTAACCGCCACGTCAAAGGTTAGCTTCGATGAAGACTTGCCCGACGTTATAAAAGCATCAAACCCCATCCTCGGATTAATCAGCTTGGCCCGCCTAAGAAAGGTGCCCTTACGTCAGCAATACAACCAAAGCGAGATGGAAACACCGTGGCACACGGTAGCCCACGTAAACAACTGCCTGTCCACGTACAAGAGCGAACGCAAGATGTACGACTTCACCGACATGCTAGAGATATTCGCCACAGAAGGAATTAACTTCTGTCCGCACTTCGACCTGTGTTTTGTAGATGAGGCACAAGACCTCTCTCCTATGCAATGGGACATAGCACACTTGTTAGATGAACGCTCCAAACGAATGTATGTAGCTGGAGATGATGACCAAGCTATCTACCGTTGGGCCGGAGCCGACGTGGACGCCTTTATAAACCTAGACGGCGGATCAGATACACTGAGCCAATCATACCGCATACCCTACACCGTTCACAAAGTAGCAGAACGCATCGTAAAAAGAATACAGCGGCGCGTCGTAAAAAACTACGAACCCCGCCACACTATGGGAGAAACAAACTACTACAGGTCTTTCTCTGACGTAGACCTCTCAGAAGGCTCTTGGCTCATACTAGCACACGCGGGATACATGCTGAAAGACGTGGCAGAAACGCTAAAATCCTCCGGATTCCTGTTCGAATACCGCGGCTCACGGTCCATCTCCGCTAAAATAAGTGACGCGGTAAACGGCTGGGAGCAACTGCGTAAAGGCAAAGCCGTGTCGGGGCTTACGGCACGAAACATCTACGAATATATGTCAGCCAAAGATTTAATTAACTCCTGCAAAAGAATACAGCGTGGTTTTAAAAAACTGGCAGGCGTTGAAGACGATGAGTTTTTTACATTGAAAGACCTGCAAGAAAAACACGGCCTGCTTGCAACTGACGAGATGATCTGGAGCCTAGCTATGGACCGTCTGCCAGAAAAGGAACGGGCCTACATTACTGCCCTGCTACGACGAGGTGAGAAATTCAATGGCGCACCCAGAATAGTTGTGTCCACAATACATGGCTCAAAAGGTGGTGAAGCCGATAACGTAGTTGTATTCTCCGACATTAGTGCCTCGGCAGAAAGAGACATGCGAGTTAAACCAGATGATATGCACAGAGTTTTTTACGTTGCAGTTACCCGAACCCGAGAAAAACTGTTTATAATAGAAGCAGAAAACCTTACTCGGAGCTACGACATATGAATTGCTGGCATTGCAGAACCGAATTGATTTGGGGCGGGGATCACGATTGTGAGGACAACGAAGAGTATGTCATGGAAACCAACCTATCCTGTCCAAAATGCAAATCTCTTGTCTTGGTCTACCTTCCTAAAGAAGAAGTTACCCCCGATGGAAAGGTCTACGAATGAAAAAAGAAGACTTCCTTAAAAAAAGTGCAGAGTTAATTTGTGGCGACAGAGCAAAAGACTACGGTGATGCGCTAGAAAACTTCGACCGTATAGCCGAGGGATGGGACATAATTGCAACCGCCGCATACAAAAACCACGGCAAGATAACTCGACAACACGTTGCCCTTATGATGGATTGGGTCAAAACCGCCAGACTGCTACACGGCTTAGACCACAAAGACTCTTGGACCGACAAGTGTGGATACTCCGCTATAGGCGGTTCTTTCTCAGGAGAAAAAATTGAGTAACCTTACAATGGGCAGCGCGTCCCTGTCATCCGAATGGGTGCCGCCCGCAGAACTACCCGACCTGACTGAGGTCAAAACCATCTCCATCGACGTGGAGACAAAAGACCCGAACCTTAAAAAGATGGGCCCCGGATGGGCTAGAGGTGACGGCGAAGTAGTAGGATACGCTATCGCTACAGGCGATTGGTCCGGCTACCTACCCATACGGCACGAAGGCGGCGGAAATATAGACGAGAAAGTAGTCAACCGCTGGCTGAAAAAAGTATTCGAATGCCCCGCAGATAAAGTCATGCACAACGCTCAGTACGACCTCGGCTGGATCAAGCGCATGGGCTTTGATGTAAAAGGCCGTGTGATCGACACAATGGTCATAGCGTCCCTGCTTGATGAAAACCGCAGAAGCTTCAGTTTAAACAACTTATGTTACGAACTGTTAGGCATAGCCAAGTCTGAAAGGCTACTTAACGAAGCCGCGGTATCGTTTGGATACGACGCCAAAGCAGAGATGTGGAAAATGCCCGCAATGTTTGTAGGGCCATACGCGCAGAACGATGCTGAAATCACATTGAAGCTTTGGAACTACCTGTCCATAAAAATAGAAAAAGAAAACCTGCAACGAGTAACCAAACTCGAACTTGACCTGCTACCAAACCTTGTCGAAATGACATGGCGCGGTATTCGCGTCGATATGGACAAAGCAGAAATAACGCGGAACGCGATCCTAAAACGCGAAAAAGAAATCCATAAAGAAATAAAACGCATCTCCGGCTGCGACATAGAAATCTGGGCCGCAGCATCCATAGCCAAAGCCTTCGATAAAATGGGCATAGAATACTTTAAAACAGAAAAGGGCTCCCCGTCCTTCACAAAGAAGTTCTTGTCAGAACATCCCGATAAGTTACCTAAATTAATCGTACAAGCACGGAACCTCAACAAAACATCCGGCACGTTTATCAACAACATCCTGAACTTCTGCAATAAAGACAAACGTATACACAGTCACATTAACCAAATCCGATCAGACTCAGGAGGAACTGTGTCCGGACGCTTCTCCATGAACAACCCAAACCTACAACAAATTCCCGCCCGTGACCCCGAGATAGGACCCATGATCCGGTCCCTGTTCCTGCCAGAACAAGGCGAACAATGGGCCGCTATCGACTACTCCCAACAAGAACCGCGCATCTTGGTTCACTATGCGCAAGTCTACGGGAACTCACAAAAAAGAAAACTCGGCGGCGTTGAAGAGTTTGTACGAAGCTACAGAGATGATCCACGCACAGACTTCCACACAATGGTGGCAGAAATGGCGGACATTCCACGCAAACAAGCCAAAACCGTAAACCTCGGTATTATGTACGGTATGGGCGTAGGTAAACTATCCGTCGAACTCGACCTACCAGAAGAACAAGCCAAAAACCTGATCAACCAATACCACGAACGAGTGCCCTTCGTGAAAGAACTTATGCAAGGCGTACAACACCACCTACAACGAAGAGACAGCGAAGGCCATGTGCGCTCTCTGTTGGGCAGAAAGTGTCGGTTCGACCTTTGGGAACCAAAACGCTTCGGCATGTTCAAGGCCATGCCTTATCAAGAAGCTATCTTAGAGTATGGACACACTGGGGGTATCGTTCGAGCTTACACATACAAAGCACTCAACAGGCTGATCCAAGCGTCCGCCGCGGATATGACCAAACAAGCTATGGTGGACTTGTGCGAACAAGGCTATCTGCCAATGCTTCAGATTCACGACGAACTGGCTATGTCTGTTAAATCCAAAAAAGAGGCAGAAAAGGTTGCAAACATCATGCAAAATGCTGTACCATTAGAGGTGCCTAGCCTTTGTGACGTTGAAATAGGTCCGTCATGGGGCGAAGCAACTTGATGTTTTGCTTCTCTAACTCCCCCGCTTATTTAGCGGGGGTTTTTTATTGTGTATCAGCGCCTTGTTGTATATAATCCCACAAACTCTTACAAAGGCGCATAACATGGATACAACTAAATGGAAATCGGTCCTCGTTCCGGTAGAAGTATACCGAGAACTAAAAATTTTATCGGTTATCGAAGGACGGACAATCAGCGGTCAACTACGATTCATGTTCGACCAATACAGCAAACTAAAGTCCGTACAAAATAAATTGCAAAAACATTACGAGAAAACT